GCTTCGGAATTCATTGCCCACGAGTTCTAGATGTCTTTGATAATTCAAGTAGTATGTGGTTCTCAATGGAGGCCATATACAATGCACCTATTCTGGATATCTATATGGAATCTTTGCCGAACTGGAATTGTCAACATCCAGAGAATGGCAAGGCCTTATTAAGAATCATATCACAGATTGCCATGTGTTGCCATATTCTTGAAAAGGATATTGGATTCAATCATCGCGACTTGAAACCAGACAACGTGATGGTTAAAACCGACCGTATACAGAAACACGTTTTAAAATGGAAGAATGAGTTTGAAGTGAGCATTGATACATCACCGACTGCAATTCTAGTGGATTTCGGTTTCTCTTGCTTAGGACCTGGAACACAGCCGTGGATTCAGGCCGGAGATGGCATCCTAGCTCCCTTTGATGCTTGTCCGAAGGTAGGGCGTGACGTATTTATGCTCCTGGTATTTTTACTCTGGCGAAGAGATGTTCGCGCGAGTTTATCAAATGTCCATCTTGAATTTTTCAAATCATCTCTCCGTTTAACGACGGGGAAATTATCTCAAATGATGAATATGGACCGTGATCCATCTGGATGGATTTATATGTTGATTACTGAACGGGGATTTGAGTGTCCTGCCCTTGATCCACTTATATGGTTAAAGTCGTGTGCAGAGCAATTTCCAGACCTTGTATCAATCAAGTATCTTACATAGTGCGTGTATCTACGCGGGTCATTCCAAGCTTCTCCTCGAAGGTGATCGTGAATAGATTCGATGATACATCCTTTGATACATCCTTTGTCTTATTGGGTATGAGAAGGTTGGACAAGCTGATGTCAATGTGGTATTCATCACCAGAAGCATCCTTGTATCCCCAGTTGACAAAGTTGCTGTAAGGGAGGTAGTGAACCGACTCAGACTTGAGGTTGCTGACCCACCACGACATCGGCTGATTCATAAAGATGAGCTGGTTATCGGCATTGGGTCTAAGATTTCTATCGTTCGTCTCGCCGGCTGGGTAGTTTAGCTTAGAGAGATCCTTGAGTGTCTTAGGGGCCGCTGGAGGGGCTACATTCGTCAAAACATTCAAGGTGGCCTTGTCATTGCCCGTGAACTTGTATGTAGATGTCATCTTGAATGCCATTGTTATACTAGGTGTGTATAAAAAATATTTAAGTATTTATTTTTTATCTTTTGCCGGTGTCTTTATCTTAGGATATACTACTCTCTTCATCGGTGGTAGTATAGGAAGTATCGGCAAGGGTATTGTACGATATTGACCAATGGGTTCCCACAAAGGTTTAATAACTGGAAACTGCGTATTCATATATTACTATAGAATAATATTATATGAATTATAAATAGGCAAAAAAGACATTACTTTCACATTACTGCATCTTTAGAAGTTCGGAATCTCATTCCAGTTGCTCGGAGCAAACCAGATGCCACGAACCCACTCCTTCTTGTTCCTGCCATCGTAAGTGTGCTTTCCATCAATCGCCTTGGGGTCCATCTGAAGAATGCGCTGGCCTACCACGCTATCACGACGTGCCTCCAGGATCCCCGTAAAGGTTGTCCAGGGAGGACGAGAAGGCGTAGAATCACGGGTCTCATCCTTGGACATATCACCCTGGCACTTAGGAATCTTCATATTACCATAATCAAGAATCGTCATGTCCTTCGTGTTCACAGGCGCATCGTTAGCAGTCTTAGGAGGAGCAGGCATTTTAGTTGTGTACTTGCAAACCAGGGAAAAACGAATTCAATTTTTTGAGCCGTTTTTACGCCTAGGTATAATATACATTTTTGAGACCATACTCTTTCATACATTTCTCAAGAAAGATAGCACACCCGTGACAAGGTTTCGAGCTCGCAATCTTACAGATTCCGTCTTCACCGCGCGCACGACTAATCCGTGTAACATACATTTCTGCTCCACGAATCTCTTTAATGTTTCCAAGTTTCTTCACGACATTTCTTTCTGCGTGAATGCTACGCTCTGAATATCCAGAGCCACAACTTCTGGAACCATAGGCATTCGTGGCCTCTGCTAAGATTTTTCCACGTTTCATAAGAACTGCGACGTGAACGTGGAGAATACAGTGCATATCACACATATTCACAGTTCTAGGATTGGTGGCCAGGTGCGTCAGCAGTTTATTTTCACTCTGCTTGGTTGTATCCATTTGGGTACAAACCGTGTGACTACTTATTAATTCAATTTTATTTGATCATAGCATACCGCCAAGTGCCAAAGTTAATAACTCTTAATGTGAGCACTCGCTTTGCGAGTGCTGTGCGCAGCACTATTAAGTGTCATTTCTTTGTCACTAGGTTTTGCGCAGCAACCCTTAGGAGTTCTTAATTTAAGAACTCCACGGTAAGTTGCTTAACACGCTCTTTCAAAGAAACCTTAAATATAGCCCATCCATCGAGAATCATTTGTCTATATTCCTCCATCATCTTAGGATCCTCCTGGAATGTCTTCATTAAATCTGCAGCCACAGACCAATCCTTAATTCTGAAGAAGTTCATCGATTTCTCACCCATATTGAATTGCTGCATCCACATTGGAGTTTCTGGATAATCTATGAAAATAGGTATGCATCCTGACTCAAGAGCCTCATAAAATCTGTAGGTTTCTACATTATTTCCTCTAGGGCAAGGAATACACTTGGTATTTCCTACGAGTTCCATAAATTCTTTTTCTTTTAAATTCTTAGGGTCCCTCCATTCATTGTACCATAAGGCCTTCATTGGCTCAACTGCATTCAGTGGAACCATTTCTTGAGAGCGCTTTTGTAACCAGTCTGTTCCTGCAAACGACCAGATATATTCACGCTCAGCAAAGGGCTTGAAACTTGTAGAAGGCCAGTGATATCCCAATGGTATGATAAGAATCTTAGAATCATCTGGAAGATCAGCGCGAGAATAATTGCGTAGAACACCTGTGATATTCGGCCAGCTATAGAAATCAATAGGGTCTGATAGGAACTCATCGGAAAGATGGATAACCTTAAACGTTTTCCCTTGCTGACATAATCTTTGTAGCCACTGAATCTGCTCTGCCCATTTTGGCTTTCTTAGAACTACAATGAAGGGTCTGGAATCTAGCTGGTCATCTATGGATACAGGTTCAATGGAAACGGGTATAGGTGCAAAGAGTTCCTGGAGCCAGGGCAATTCATAAAACCCCTCATTCACGATCTGGCAACAATCTAAACTTATAAACCTTGGCTGTTTCTTTCCCTTGGATTCTTCAACAATAACTTCTACTTCTTGCCCTGTTGCTTCAAGTAAGGTAGCAGCAATATCAAGCCTTGCATTCTTAGCTTGCTGGACTTGAACTTCTTCTGCAGAAAATCGGTCATCGTTGTTCCACAGGTCACTATCAAACTTATCAAGCCGACTATAATTGTTGAAATCGGCTTCCTGATAGATTGGATCATCATCTTGAGATGCACCCGCGACTAGAGGGTCTAATAAATATAGATTTAGTTTATCTACTGGATTACACATCATATGGTCTGCACTCGTGTAGTAGCCATCATTTTCAGAAATACTTTCTAGAATCTTTCTAGCACCTGCTCTTGAAATTACGTACGCATACGTGCAGAAATGGAAATAGCGCGTTGGCTTTGCTTGCCCGAATAATTGATTCGGAGCAATACGTGCAAGTCCTGGTGCAATGCGCTCTAGGATAGATGGAAGGCCTGTCCGATTGGGTGGTAAGACTCCACCTAGATATACACAATCCCAGTCAGCTGGTAGATTCGGATAGGCCTGTATCCACTTGGATTGCCACCCCTTCTCTAGTCGGCAGTCATCCTCGAGAATACAGTAGCCGTTGATATCTGCCTGCTCGTTGTTAAGCATATGTAGAAGTTTCAGATGACTCAAGGCGCACCCCATCACAGCCTTCTTCCAGTGGAAATTATTTGGCTTGAACATTCTGGCTAAATAAGGACCCAGAGTCATAGCACGCCCATCATAGGCAGGCAATCTGCGTACAATTCCCTTCAAATCTGAATGGTGCTCTAGGAAGTTCAGCTTACGGTCTTCCCTGCGATCTAGATTCACAGCGAATACTTCATCGATTCCTGGTAAGTAGGCCTGGTGCCCCTTATAATTTCCACGATGTACATAGACGGACTTACCTAAATGAAAGGTTGCTCTTGCTGAAACATCGCAATAGACACTGTCAAAGGGTACTCTATGTATATTCATACGCTGGCTTAGAATACTTAGAATGCTTTGGTCGTGTCTATGTCCATAGGGTTTTCTGTTCGCGTCCATGCCTTCCCATTTTGCTCCAGTAATAATATCACGTATTTGACCCAAGGTATAGGCTGAAGAAAATAACTTGGTCGCTACTGGATGGCCAGCAATAAACAGCATTGTGCAGGCAGCGATTTGATTACATTGTAACTCCTCCTCGGTGACCTTGAGTGCCTTGCAGAAATTAGAATGGCACCAGGGTTTATTTAACTGTGTGGTATCGTTCAAGAAACTTACACCACTTGTTAAGCAGGCCTTCATCCATTCAACTGGCCAGCGTACTAGGATGGTTGCACAGTCCATATAAAATATGAGCTTACCCTTTATGGATTCGTCATTTGCCATTGCATTATAAATCCATACCTTCCAAGCATAGTGCATTGGTTCCCAGAAATCAGGGAATCCTGGGGGCGTTTCATTAGGAAAGCGTATAAATTCTGCAAATGTGTATTTACTTGATGTGAGATCAATGGATTGCTGTGATACATCTGCACCGATATATACACGAGCCTTGACTCCAGGAACTGTCTTTCTATGCGCCTGGATTGCATCAAGCCACTTGATTAAGGAGGGCCAAAACCGCTGTGTAACTCCTGTGACTAGAATAGGGCATAGAAGGGCATCTTCAGATACGGTAAAATCTGTTGTAGTGATTGCAGTTGTAGAAGGGGTAGGTGTTATTAGCGAAATACCTTCACGAGCCTTACGCATATTGAGCGCTTCTTCAGTCGTTGCGGCACCAAGTAATTCTGGAACAAGTGCAGACTTACCTGCAATCTCCAGAAACCGCTTAACCAAGCTTGAAAATGTTCTACGAACTGCGTCTCTCTTCTCAGTCGTTAGAGCAGGAACCGATGCATACTTTTTCCATTGAGTCTCATCTTCTTCTGCCAGACGAACGGAATCAATCAATTCAACAGAATCCTTAAAATTATTTGCATTTATAAAGCCCTTGGGATCAAACTCGGATTCTATCGTTGGATCTCCCCAATAAATGGGTACGCAGCCTGAAGCCTTGGCGTGTAAGAATTTCTCTGTGGTATATCCAGGGGACGAAGAGTTTTCATATGCAATAGAGAATCTATATTGTTTCAAAAACTCGTGTTTCTTCAATTCACCACCTCCACCTCCACCACCAGCAAAGAGTTTATCTCCTATAGTATTATAGAGTTTTCCAGCGCTATCCACTGGTTTATAAGAATTCAAACTAGAGAATGCGGAATTGCGAATCGTATTTTTCGGATTACTTACGATGAATGAGCAGAATTTAGACCTCGTTGCATAAGAATCTGCATATACTTTAGTACACGCATCCACTGGTATTGGAATAGGGTTCTTAATCTTTTCAGGATCTGCACCAAACCAATCTATGTAAAGCATCCATAGGGGGAGACGGAAATACGAGGGGTCCTTTGATATATTAAATCCAACATTGAGTTTGACGGAATCATAGATTACAGGCGCGCTATTTTCTCCTGTAAAATGTATTCTGGGCCAACTGGCTGGCAGAGTCCTATGTGATGATCCAAAGGGTCCAAAGATAACAATATCTGGTATCTGACCCCTTGGTAAATTCTTTAATGAATATCCATTTACGATTCCAGGTCCTAGAGCGGTTTCTAAGGCAAGCGTGAACATATTGTATGATTCGTTATAGGATTCCCACATATCGGTGAAAAGGACTGTGAATTTGGTAAGTGGTTCCGTTCGTAAGACAACCTTATTCGCAAGGTTATTCCATATGTTTGAATGAACTGCTGGATAAACACGTGACATAATTTCCTTTCTAACTTCAGTGAGTTCTTCTAAGGACTTTAAATAGGGAATTGTCTTTGTATCAAAGACAACCTTGTGGATTGCTTGGGCTGCACCTGTAACACTATTGCTTATATAATAAAGTTGCTCTAGCCCGTGACCAATCGATTTCAAGAATTCATTGTTATGAATCACGGGGATTCCTACCCAGGCGGCTTCTAGATTTGCAGCCTTTGTATGAATAAAGCGATTATGACTTATTACAACTGACTTGGGATCATAGACCCAGTCTATACATCTCTGGCGGCCGACTAGATTATAACTTATATCTGCAAGCTGCGTATGTGCTAGGACATTTTCCTTAAAGAAAGTATTCTTCTTTAGAAGGTCTGAATTGTGCAAGTGCACTGTCGATAAGGGGAAGGGCCTTGATTCAATTGCATTCTTTATAATCACAAGGGGTAAAACAGATGATGACATATTTGTAGTATTTGATTCTGTAATATGAAATGACCACCTAGTATCATCTCTAGATGCCTGATAATTATTCAGCCACACGGGACTTTTCATAGCATTTCTGTGGAATTCTACAATCGCAGGTGTCCAAAGCCAAGGTACACGAGTGACTGGAATCTGAGGATACAAGGTCTGTAAATATACAATATCCTCCTCACTGGTAAAACAATCTGCTGTCCATATCGCAGTTATACCTTCTAGGTCTCGCCCTTCTGGTTTAGAGCCATAG